CGCGGGTGCGGATGTTGTAATTTGTACATCGAGGGCCTCAGCTACGAGCCCTGATTTCAAATAGCGTTTGATAACCGGATGGGCAACCACCGCACTGGGTACGGCAACGGATTGCCCTTTTTGCGTGAATTGAACTGGGACCCCTCGATCATCCAAAATCTGGGACAAATCCAGGGCGCCGTCTCCAGTCCACGTTAGACGGTGTTTACCCATGATACACTCCAATAAAACTCCCGCGGTTGCCCGCGGGAGTTACGGTAAGCCGTGTTGTTTACTACGCTCCCGGGAACGTAATAACTTGGAACGCGATGGTGTTGCCGATACCGATGCCCGGAGCCGCATAGCTCCAGAACTCGATGATGTCGGCTTCCTGTTTGATGAACAGCGTCGCGTCCTGCAGCAGGAAGAAGTTGCCCAGGAAGTTTTCCGGGGCGAAGATGTAGGCTTTCTTCGGATTGAGGATGTCGCCCTTCATGGTAGAAACCACGGGGATACCCCACAGCTTCTCTTCGTCTTCGATGCCCTCGTCGTAGTGCCGGCTGGCCACGTCATCACCGACCGAGGTCGCAGGCAAATCGAGCGATTCGTAATACAGTTCCTTGGTCGTCAGGATCTTGCCAATGGGCTGACGCCGGCGAACCATGGCCTGAAAGCCGATCCGGAACGCGGAGGAGTTGAAGGCCGGGGCCGCCGAAATCTGGACGGCCGCATTGAGCGCCGCCAAACTATCGATGGTCGTGATGGCCTTGCGATCTTCCTCATCCGACATGTCCTTGACGGAGTTGTCCGACAGGATTTTACGGATGTCGTTCTGGTAGGTCATCAGTTCCCACTTGTTTTTGGTGAACCGCTGGGATTCGGTCTTCCCAAACTTCACCGCATAGCGGGGGCCTTTGAACCAGGTGCGGGGACCCGTGCCCTGGAAGGTCACGAAGGTCGCTACCGAATCGGGCTCCTTTTCGACGATCTTTTTGGGCTGGTCTGTGTTCTCGTCACGGTCGATCTCATCATCCGCCAAAAGGACCGGGTTGATGATCTCGCGGAAAAAGGACTCCTGGCGGACTTTCTGTCGAATGAACGCCGAACCCTCATCCTGGGCTTCTTTCACTCGGCCCTCTTCGAGCTTACGCACGAAGTTGCTGTTGATCAGCTGAGCCGAAACTTCCTTGGTCTCGGTAGCGTATGCAGGCATCGTTTCCTCCAAAATGCTCAGCCGGTCGGGACCGGCGCTCGTTAAGACGTACGGTCGCCCTCGTTCCTAATCACTAGGACGAGATGCGCACTACACCGGTGGTAGCGCTATTGTCTTCCAGCACGTGGCCGATGATTTGTTCATTGGCGCCTTTCACCTTCAAAACACCGGAGCTGAATGACACCGGGGTTCCGGGGGTGTAACTGCCAGCGGCAAACTGATCGGTCTCCCAGATGACGCCGGTGCCGGGCTTGGCCGCGGCCACTTTTTCGACGTACTGGCCGGAATAATCGTCATTGCCCTCGACAACCAGCCAAACATCAATGGGATCGGCCACACTGAGGTTGGGGGTTGTGGCGAGGTTGACGACGGTTTGGCCATTCTGGAGTTCCTGGGTAACCAGCGAACCGGCCGGAATAGCTGCAGGGGCCAACGGGGAGCCGACCTTCTTGATGATGAACGGCCAGGTCAAAGCACTCCCGTTCGGATACCCCCGTAGGATATCGAATTTCGAGGTGAGAATAGACATGAGTGTTCTCCTTTACGAACGAGGGGGCGACCCTCAGTTTACGACAATATCCAATCCAGAAAGCGCCCGTCGGCGTGTTGTTGCGATTCTTTGGTCATGGCCGTTTTAGTCAGGGACTGGGCCGTCTCCCCATCACGCAGGTCCCCGGGGGATCCGAGTTCGTCAGGGGATTCAGGACGTTCAGACCGGGCAGCCAATTTGACAAGCAAACTCGCGGTTTGGGGGTCTGAACTGATAAGACGTTCAAGTGTTTCGGCTGAAAAGGGTTCACCGGTTACTGCGGCTATTTTTTCATTGAGCTCGGCCGCAATTTTACGCTGCTCGTCGCGTTGGACTTCATGTTGCTGCGTCTCTTGGTGATCCAGATACTCAGCTAGTTTTTCCAGAACGTCCGCGGTATGCCGTAGAAACTCGCTGGACATGCCTACCTCCCGAGCTTTCGTTTTAACAGTGTTAAACCGACAGCTCCGCGAATAATCTGAGCACATTTGATCGTTTGTTGTTGATCGTATTGTGCCGCTTTTTTACGCAGCAGGGCCGCGAGTTTGCGAAGATCATTTTGCATCGGTTTGCACTATGAATTGGTGAAGCTCCGCGTAGCTGACATCTGGGGTGTCCGAAAGATGCCGACAGGCAGACGCTAGTTTGGTGAGCTGTTGCGCAATTTCCGTGTGAACCACGGGATTGAGCGCATGGCGTAGAAGCTGCTGTTCAGCTGTTTTTATTTGCTGCTCAGCGTTGACTTCTCGCAGAATCTGCGCGGTCATGTCTTGGATAGAGGGGTAAGTCATGCGGGTCATTAATATCCCCCTTGTGAATACCCCGAGCCGCTAAATCCTTGTAGCTCTGGGAAAAGGCCGGTGTTACCCGCGCTTTGTGCGATATTACTTAGACCGCGAATCAGATGAGGGGCTGCTAAACCTGAAGCTGCGCCGGCGCCGAAGGCAAGATTTCGGGTACGTGTTTTGTTTTTCTCACCGGCTTCTTGACCGGCGTAATACGCCCCTGGGATACCGGCAGCTCCTGTGATTCCTAGCGCCCCTAAAGCTACATTACGTCCTTGAATTGCTTTTTGAGGCGCGGCTACATTTTTGTTTGCCAGTGTTTCCCAGTATTTACTGCTTTGTTCCGCGTTTGATAGCCGTTTAGCAGCGTCGTCAACTGCTTGCCGTAATCGACCGCTTTCATGTTCTAGTTTCTGAACATTGCCCGGTTTCATTATAGCACGGCGGCCCCAGTCGAGTGCACGGCCGATTTGCTTACCGAATCCTGCTTCTTTAGTTAAGGCTTGATGGGCCTCATTAAAGAGCTCAGCGTACAAAGAAAATGTGGTGTCGCGGTATTGCACGATGATTAGGCGCTTTGCTGCAGTTCCCGCAGAACTGAATTGATGGTGAAGGCCGCTGTTTTATAGATGCCCGAAGCGGTCTTGTGCACCTCGGTCATCGCGTCCTGCCATCCCTGGGAGAATTCATCGTCCGCTTGTTTCACCAGCTGTTGCATTTGTTGCTGGTACCCCAGGTCAAAGGCTTCTTTGACCAGATCAGGGTTGGATTGGGCGAACTTGACAAATTCAGGGTCTTGCGCTGCGGTTTTGATGTGTTCCAACGTAACGTCCTGGGCCTGGGCCATTTTCATGGGGGCCGAAGGCGCTACTTGTTGGGCGGCATCATCATACTGCGCGAGCCGGGCCATGAACCCATCGCACACGGCGGTACCGAGTAGCGATGCCTGTTTGAGCAGGGTTTGTTCTTCGGCGTTGGTCAAATCCTCGGCGAGCTTCAACAGATCACCGGTTGGGTGACCGGCAGGAACTTCAGCCGCGGTTTTGACTGTGTCCGGAACCGCACTCAAGGCAGAGCGCAACGTCTGTCGCAACGCATCGGCCACCTGAGGGGCTGGATTATTGCCGGTCGCAACGGAGGCCGTCTTGATCCCTGCGCGTTCGGCTTTACGACTTTCGTCCAATCGTTTCATGATCTGCTGGATTTCCATTAATGACCTCGCTACGGTTCCAGGCAAATTTCAACCCAATAATAGGTCGAAGGTCCTGGGAAGACAAGTTAGATTCAAGGGACTTCCCATACCAGGGTCCCGATAATATGTGCTAGTTTGTCCAGGTCGATTGGGGGTTCTGTTAGTCCATCGGATGCTGCTTTCTCTGATTGGGTGGCCCAATCATTTAAAGAGAGGTTCGAGGCACAGAGTCCCCAGGATGCGTTTTTTTGTAACAGCAAATACAGTGGCTGTGTTGAATGGACGCGTTTGAGTACGCGATCAATGAGCGGTGCAGCTGTTTTTGTAATACGATAATCCATTCCCAGAGCCGTAGTCACGTCCATAACCCCACTTCGTTTTTCACGAAGTTCTGTGATGTATGGAATCTCCTCACCGGTTTGCGTTTGGTAGCCACGACGTGGTGAGAGGCCAGAACGTCCCATAGCCAGGGCGCCAACACCCAGGGGAAGGCTCCATAAAGGATGGATACCAGGGACACCGGCCATTGTTTTGTAGGCTGCGGCCATGAGACCGGCGCTTCCGACGAGTTTGCCGATTTGTGATTTGGCCATGGCGTCTTCTGCGTCACGGACAGCGCCTCGGTTTGTTTGATACTGTTGTCCCGTATTGGGATTGGTTATTTGCAGTAATTCTGTGTTGGGTGACTCATCATATTTAAGCGCTGCAGGGGTGAAGCGACGGCTTAAGTAATCGGAGATCGTAGAGCGTTTTTCTAATAGAGGTGTAACGCTATTTTGAATGGCTTCTGTCGCAGGGGTACCTGACGACAGTGTTTGCGTTAGCTCATGTAACAGCGAGGGACGTTGGTTGAGCAGATCAAAAAATTCGGATTGCAGCGCAGTGATATTTTCGAGTACGTCATCCGGTATTTCGATACCAGGGGCGGCTTTGGCCATGAAGAGACGGATGAACTCGGGTGTTGTTAAAATGATACCTGCGCGAGACAGCGCGGATAGTAGCGGGGGAAGTTGGTGTGTGCTCAGGGTTTGGATATCGGTACTGTTGAGTTCGGGCGTGTTGGCCACTATACCGGGTAAACTGGTCTTGCGGTACTGTTCAACGAGGGGTGCTTCAGGGAGCTCACTTTGAACCATGGCGGCCGGGTATCCACGGACCACTTTGTCGATAACCGCGAGTTTGCGGGCTGCAGCGGCTTTGGCGTGCAAGGTATCAATCAGTTCGCCAGCCCGGCTACTGTCCAAGGGTTGAAGCTCGTAGGCCATGGCTACTTTTTTGAGCATGTAGCCGGTTCGGTCTGCGGGCCGTACGACCCAGGAACTATCAAAAAAGCGAGGAGAAGGGTTGAGAGCGCCGTATCGGATCCCTGTTTGAGGGTCGAGCTGGCCCATTTCCCACTTCAAATGGTCACAATACTGTTGCCGTGTTGGTGCTCGATGTCCGCATTTTGTACACACGTCATACTTTATCCTACAATTGTGTACCGCATGGCCTTCAGCGACGTAACTGGGGTCTGTTTCATCATCGAGTTCGAGATTGTAGACTGTGCCTGAAAATTCGAGTTGACCGATCTCTTTTATTTTAGCGACGACGGCCCCCTTGATAAGAAAGGGACCTGTGTTAGTACCTTTGCATGTATATGTACTGACTTTTACAGAGTAATTTGCTATGAGATCGCTGCTTCTACGAGAAAAATCTGCACGATATTCGGTTGTGGATTGTTTTACTTTCGGTGATGGTTTGTGCGGTATAGTGTTGAGACGGCTGTAAAGACCCCAGCGAAAGCCCATATAACGTGCTTGATTAATTAGGCTTTTATTGCAGCTGGAAATATAAAAATTCCCTGTTTTGCAGTTGCCTCCGT